GAGATAGATTCCGTTATCCACGATATCTGCTTTCGGGAACTTATTGCGGACGCCTCCCGGATCTTCGGTCCGAAGTCAAAGCTGACGGCTGAAATCAAGCGGTATTGGGGCGCGGACGCGATGAGCGCCATCAATGAGTGGCTTCGGGATATCGCGGTAAATGGCCGCGAGCAAAGCCGGACGATGGATACGGTAGCTAACGTACTCCGATCCAACGTTTCTCTGGCTGGCATTGGTCTGAATTTAATGACCGCTTTGATCCAGCCGATCGGCATGCTGCAGTCAGTCGCGGTGCTGGGGCCCGAGTGGTCCGCCCGGGGCATCGCTTCTTTTATCGCCAACCCGAGCCGAGCCCGGAAATTTACGCTTCAGAAGTCAGAGATGATGGCTGACCGCATGAGAACCCGCTTCCGCGAAGTAGCTGAGATTCAGGCGCGTGCCGTGGGGAATGTTGGCTCCGTTAAGGATAAGCTGCAGACGGTCGCCTACCTCCCGATAATTTTCATGCAGATGCTGGTAGATATTCCTACGTGGCTTGGCGCTTATAACAGAGCGCTTTCCGACGGGAATACCGACGCCCGCGCTGTAGCGATGGCGGATCGCACTGTGATTGAGGCGCAGGGCAGCGGGCGGCTGATGGATCTCTCGGGCGTGGAACGCGGCGGAGCCTGGAGCAAGCTGTTTACGGTTTTCTATACGTTCTTCAACACTGCCTACAACATCGGGATGGTAACAAGGAAAACGGATTCAGCGCTGAGAGCCGCATTCAATATGATGCTGGTGATGGTCCTGCAGCCAGTGGTGGAAACCTTTGTCCGGGAGGGGCTCAAAGCCTCGGCGGGCGGCGGCAAAGACGACGATGATGAATGGCTCTCCAAGACGCTCAGAAAGGCGGCGGGAAATACGGTTGGCTTCAATCTCGGGCTTCTGGTGGGGCTTCGGGAGATATCGGATACCGTCGGAACAATCATTGGCGGCGGAACACCTTTTGGCTACTCGGGCCCTGGCGGTGTGCGCAAAGTTACCGACGCGCTCCGCTTGGTGCAGCAGATAAATCAAGGGGAGTTGGATGAGGGTCTAGTCAAAGCGCTGCTCTCAGTCATTGGCGAGTGGGCGGGGCTCCCCATGGTACCCGTTAACCGCGCGATCTCGGGCAAAGCGGCTCTGGATAACGGCAAAACGGACAACCCGCTGGTGCTGATTCTGGGCTATTCCAAGAACTGATACTTGAGAGAAAACGTTGGGCGCATCATTTCTCCAATCTTGGAGAAACAAATGGCTCTGGACGAAACCCAACGCAAGACAATCTACGAAGGAGACGGAACTGTAACCCAGTTCGCTTTCTCCTTCGTTGTCTTCCAGCCGTCCGATATCGCGGTCTACTCTTCGACTGACGGCGGCGATACGGAATCCGCGCTGACTTTCGAGCAGGATTACACCGTAGCCCTTAACAGTGATCAGGACAATGCGCCCGGCGGAACCGTGACGCTGGCAAAAGCACCGGCTTCCGGCACCCGTATCGCGATTTTGTCGAACATCCCGGAGACCCAGCCGATGGTGCTCACAACGCACGACGGCTTCGATCCCCGGGTGCTGAACAAATCGGCGGACCGTGCTGTTGCGTTAATACAACAGCTCAACGAGAAAGTAGCCCGCGCTCTTTCTGTTCCCGCGACTTCCCGCAAGACCTCCGGTCAGTTCCGCGACGAGATCCTGAACCTTGCCGCGAACGCCGAGGACTGGGCGAATACCAGCGCATCGTCTGCCGCCGCGGCCGCGCAGTCCGCAGCAGACGCGAAGACAACGCTTGCCACCATCAAAACCGAAACGGACAGCCAGATCAAGCGGGTGGAGGAATCCGGCGATTCGCAGGTCAAGCGGATTGAGAACGTCACGGACGGGACGCTGGCGAATATCGGCATCTCCTGTGCGGAACAGATCTGGACGACGTCCGAGGCCGTGGCCGCGGGCACCGAGATCACGCTCCCGAAGGCCATGTTCTACGTGGTCGGCCGCAAGCACCTGCGGATGGTCTGGAACGGCGAGCCACTCCTGCGGGGCACGGATTTCAACGAGGTGGGGTCTTCCGATCTTACAAGCACAAAGATCTCGCTTTCATTCCCTCTGACGGCCGGCGATGTCCTGATGGCGTGGACGGTGCCCCTGGGCCGCGGGAGCATCGATGAGCTGTACTCGCTCATCCAGTCCAACTCTGACGCGATTGCGGATCTCTCTTCCAAGGTGGTCTACAAGAGCGAATCGACAACTTCTTCTGACTCTTCCAGTTCTAGCGGGAGCGGCACATGACAGCTATTAATCCAGGTATTTCCACCGCGCTCTACGGCAAGGATGGCGAGACCAAGTACAAGATCGCGCCGGAGACCAGTGCGGCGCAGACGCTTATTAACGACAGCGACGGCAACGCGTCCACGGTCGAGACTGAGATCCAAGTCCTGCGGTCGCATATTTCCAGTATTGAAAACGGGGGCGTGACCTTCAAAGGATCCCTGACCAAAGACTCCGGGCTCCCGACCGTAGCTTATAAAGCCGGCTGGCAGTACGCCGTCAAGGATCCGGGAACTTACGCTGGGCAGACCTGTGAAGAGGGCGATATGGTCCTCTGCATCAAGGACTATGCCTCCGGGTCTGCGTCTAACGACGACTGGACCGTGATCCAGTCCAACGTCGTTGGCGCGGTCACTGGGCCTGATACGGTCATTGCCGGGCATGTGGCCACGTTCAACGGCACGTCCGGCAGGATCATCCAAGATTCCGGCTTCAGCATTGCAAGCTCTGTCCCTGCCAACGCCAGGTTCACAGACACGACCTACGCCGCGGCTACGACCAGTGCCGACGGCCTGATGACGGCTTCCGACAAGGCGAAGCTGAACGGCATTGCCGCGGGCGCTGACGTGACCAACGCTGCCGCGGTCAAAGCGGCCGGGGCTTTCATGAAGGCCACGGATACGGCGGACGCTATATCGGACGGCACCACGAAGGTTGTCATGACGACGGCCGAGCGCACCAAGCTTTCCGGCCTTGCGGCCGGGGCCGAGGTGAATCAGAACGCTTTCAGCAACGTTAAGGTGGGGACTACCACGCTCTCGGCTACAGCGAAGTCCGATACCTTCAGCCTGAACGCGGGCAGTGGGATCACGCTTACCGCGGGCACCAAGGCGGTGACCGTGGCAGAGACCTACGTTGACTCCTGCATTGTGTCGTCACTCGACTCCGTTCCTTCGAACCTGAGGAACGGTGGCTTGATCATCTTGAAGCAGTGACGCCATGGCCACGTACAGCGCCTATATCAACGACAACGGCACGGCGGTGCCCATGCCCGCCAGCGCGGATACGGCGGCCGTTGCGATCAACAAGATCACAACCACGTTGGAAGCTGACCTGACGGCGGGGACGGCAGTTTCCGTACCCACGCACACGGTCGGCTCTGCGAAGCTACAGGTGTTTCTTGACGGCGTGCTTTGCCAGCCGGACGACCAATATACGGACAAGACCGTGACCACGATCGCGTTCGCTGACACCATCCCGAGCGGCCACGTGATTACAGCAGTGGCCTTTACGAACGCCACCGATCCGTCCGACGACATGGCGGCATATATCGCGGCGCTCGGGAACAAGCTCGACAAGCAGGTCTACGAGAACGAGAAGACCACATATATACAGGCTCTCGGAACGAAGTTGGATAAAGCGGTCTATGAGGACGAGAAGACCGCGGCGAAGGAGGCCGTGTCATGAGTACAACGTTAAAGGAAGTCATTCAGGCGGCCGTCACCCAAGCTGTCACCCAAGCTGTCACCCAAGCTGTCACCCAAGCTGTAGCGGATGCCAAGGTAGCGGCACACCCTGTGGGCTCATATTACTGGAGCTCAGAGAGCACCGACCCGAGCACACTTTTCGGGGGCACTTGGGAGCAGGTGAAAGACCGTTTTGTTCTCGCCGCGGGGGATAGCTACGCGGTGGGGGCTACTGGTGGTGAGGCTACACACACGCTGGCCGAGGCCGAGATGCCGTCCCACAAGCACTATGCCTATGACGACCCCACCTCGCAGGGCAGCAATTTCTTCGTCGCGTGGGGGGTTGACGGAGCGAAGGACTGGAGCGGTACGCGCGTCACGTCAAAGACGTGGGGATCGGCGTCGGGATACACGAAGGAGCAATGGGGCGAACAGGGGCCTGACATGGTCAATCAGCTATTCGCATATCAGGCGAATCGTACGACCTCCTCCACCGGGGGAGGAGCGGCTCATAACAACATGCCTCCGTATATCGTTGCTTATTGCTGGAAAAGAACCGCTTAAGGAGAAGTTATGGCTTTCCCGATTTTACACAGATTGCTTTTTG